TTTAAAAGCTCCTAAAAAGTGTGGAAATATCGTGTTTCTAGAGCCTAAACCACAGTCAGAGGTACTATCACCCCCAAAAACAGAAAAAGCCTCTATACACCTCGCTCATAGCGTACAATGGGAACCTGTTGAGAATTCCTTGATTTTTTTCCCATCATGGTTACAACATGAAGTACAAACAAATAATTCTAATAATGACCGAGTTATTATTAGTTTTAATATTAATTGGAGAAAAGACAATGCCGATAGTTGAACCTGCTGAATTATTAGGTCACATTACGACTGAAGATGGAAGAAAAATTCCACATTATAAAGTAAAAACTGAAACCACCATTACAAATGTAGATACAGGTGCAGAGTACGAGTCAGAAGCTGCAGCTCAAGCTGACGTTGATAATCCAGGAACGTCCACAACAGCTGAGAAAATAAGAAGAGATGTAAAAGTATTTGCTCCTTCTTTAGCAGACATGCTGGGTGAAACTCCTGAATAGGTGATAATTAAAAAAAAAGAAGAAGCAGTAGAAAAAATATTAAACCAAGAATTGGTTGCTATTTTTCAAGGTCACTCAGAGTGGGGAGCAAGAGCTTTAGGTAATCGTTCTATTTTATTCGATCCAAGAAATAAAAATGCAAAACAAATAGTTAATAAACAAAAAGGTAGGCAATGGTGGAGACCAACTGCAGGAACTATACTATATGAATACAGAAATGATTATTTAGAAATGCATGGCCTAGATGAATCACCTAATATGACCTTTGCAATTGATGCTAAACAAAAAGCAATTGATGAAATTCCAGCGTGCGTGCATGCTGACAATACATGTAGATTTCAAACATTAAAAAGAAAACAAAATCCGCACTACTATGATTTGTTAAAATTATTTTATGATAAAACAAAAACTCCTGTATTATTAAATACCTCTTTTAATTTAAATGGCTATCCTATTGTTGAAACTTATGAAGATGCCTTATTTACCTGTAAAGAATCAAATATAAGATATTTATACACACCATAAAAATGAAAATATTAGGTGTAAATTTTTCACACAATTGTTCTTTTGCATACATAGAAAATAATATTTTAAAAGAATATTATGAAGAGGACAGATTTAATAAAGAAAAAAATTTTAGACCGCCCCACCCTTTTTTTGTTTCTAATTATGAATATCAAGTTTTAAAAAAATTTAAAAATATAACTTTTGATGTGGTTGCATTATCATCTTCTGGTAAAGATAATATTTGTTATGAAAAACTTTTAATAGATAATATTTTAAGTCAAGTAAAATGTAACAATGTAAAATTTTATAATAATCAACATCATATTCATCATGTTGTTTGCGGATTTTATTTTAGTAATTTTGATAAAGCAATTGGGGTTATTTGTGACGGAGCAGGAGAACGATTTAACAACCATGATAAAGTTCATTTTAGATCAGTTGAATCTATTTATGAAATAAATAAAAAAGAAATTAAATGTTTTTTTCAACATTTTACAAATCGAGATACCGATTATTTTAACATTAATGAAAAAATTTACAGAGAAGAAAAAATAAAAGAAAATAAAATAGATTTGTTTTTGTCAAATGCTGTAACAGGGGGTGCGAAATATGAAAAGTATAGAGCCAAAGCTGGCTTCAGTGATCATCAAGAGGGGCAGTTAATGGGAATTGCAGCTTATAAAAGTAAAAAAACAAACTTAAATAAAGAAGTTTTAGAAATAGCAAACAAAGCGCAAGAAGAAACTTTAGAAGATAGAATTAAATTAATTAAAAAAGCAATTACATATAGTGATTGTAAAAATATAATTCTTTCAGGAGGGTATCATTTAAACTGTTCTAATAATTTTAAATTAGTTAAACACTTTCCAGGTTTAAATTTTTTTGTTGATCCAATACCTTATGATGGAGGAACAGCTGTAGGTGCTGCATATTACTGTTCAAACTTTAAAAACTAATTAAGCACTGCAAGCTTCACACTCTACATCAGAATCTAAACCAGTAACCATTACTTCAGTGTCAGAGTTATATGGTTTACCCTCAATTACAGGATGACAACTACAGCCTTTTAAATGCTCTGATAACGTTTTTTCTATTTTTTCTTTTTCTCTTTCCACTGCTAATAAACGTTCGTGGTATCTGCTCACCTTATCAGCAAGGGTAGCTATAGCCTTCAATACTTCTTGATTTTCCATAATATCTCCTTGATTTGTAATTTTTGGGTGAGATCTAATTTAAACATGTGTACAGGATAATTCAAGAAATCTTTTTTAAATTGTTTTCTTGACAGATAATTTATGTTATGAAAGGGACAGAAAAAAGAATGAATTACTATAATTTATCATCAAATATTATCGCTTGTGATAATTTTTTACCATCTAAACAAATTGAGGATTTATATATTGATTTTCTTAATTATAGAAAAAATTTTGATATTCCTAGTTGGAATGACACCAAAAAACAAACAAAAGAATTTTTAAGTGAGAAATGTGGCGGATTAGATTTTTGGATTAATTGGAACGAATTAAGTAAAACACCCTCTTTTATAGAATGTTTAGATAAATGGTTTTTACATCAAGGATTATTTTTTTATACAACAACGCAAACTTCTAAAATTTTTAATTTATTAAGAAGACGTTTAAAATGGAACATACACGTTATTTGTTATAATCATGGTGGCTATTATAATTGGCATTGCGATACTTCAAATCAAAATATATTTACTTTTAATCTTGTGTTAAATAAAGGCAACTCTTTAAAAGGAGGAGATATGTTTTTTATGGATGATGATAAAATAATAAATGTAGAAAATAAAAATAATTATATGGTTGTTTTTCCATCCTTTGTTCCACATGCTATTTCTCCTTTGTATTCTAAAGACGAAAAAGATGTTTCTTTTTTAGAACAAAGATTTAGTGTTCAATTTTGGGTATCTTTTGAATGAAAGCACAAACAAATTTATTTGGAAGAATAGTAAAAAGGTACGACATTCCTTTGGATGAGATAGAAGATTTAAACTCTAAATACGAAGCTGAAAAAGAAAATCTTAATTCTTTTGGACCAAGATTAGCAGGGAGACTAGATACTGAATTAGAGTTTACTCATCTTTTAAAAGAAACAAAAATAGCAGAGACAATCGGTAAGTGTTTAAATGACTACATCGATACTCTAATACAGCTTGGAAAATTTACTGATGAAAAAAAATTACATATTTTAAGCTGTTGGATAAATGACATGAAAGAGGGAGAATATAATCCCCCTCACACACATAATACAAATATTGGTTTTTCCACTGTTATGTTTTTAAAAGTACCAGAATTCATTAATGATGTAAAAGATCCACATAAATTTATGGATGGACAATTAAGTTTTACGGACATTGATGGTTCAGGTGTAACGTGGATGAAACCTGAAGTAGGTCATTTTTATGTATTTGAAGCTAAACATCAACATTCTGTGATGCCTTTTAAAACTAAGATAAAAGGAGAAATTAGAAGATCTATGTCTTTTAATTTTGTAAATAATGTTTGATAAAAAAATAAAATTTTGTGCAATTAATGAAAACATGTTGGACGTGTGGCCTCATCCACAACCAGCGTCAAAATTTATACCAGAGGAATATAAAAAATTAGAAAGATTTTATAATGGTGATATGCATAAATCCACTGTTAAAACATGTATGCCATTTTTAGATTCTTTAACAGCAGGGTATATAATTCCATTTGATCAAGACTATGTAGTGGACGGAGTTGAAGATGAGTTTACTATAACACCTGCTAATAGAGAACAAAATGATTTTGGATTTCATGGTAAAATTCAGTTACCTGAAAAATGGCATAAAACGACAGGTAAGAATGCGGGTAAATTTCATAACAAATGGTTAATAAAAACACCTCCAGGTTATAGTTGTTTATTTTTAAAACCGATGAACAGGCTAGAACCAAGATTTGAAATTATTCCAGGTGTTGTCGATACCGATACATATATCAATGTAATAAATTTTCCTTTTATAGTTCATGAAAAAAATAAACAATTTTTAATAAAAAAAGGAGAACCTATGGTTCAAGTAGTACCTTTTAAAAGAGAGTCTTGGAAAAAATGGTCAGGTTTTTATTTTGAAAAATTACATGGTAAAACTTTAAGTATGTTGAATAGCGTGTGGGTTGACAGATATAAAAGATTTTTTTGGAACAAAAAAAGTTTTAAATAATGCATGTATTTGCAAACATTGATGATTGTGCTTTAATTATTAATGATTTTTTACCTTTAAATTTATTTCAAAAAATAATTAATTTTAAATATGATGTTTCTCTTAACTCACATTTAGAATGGGAAAAATATCTTTATCAAGACAATCAAGACATTACCACTATGAAAAATATTAAATTTTCTAATAAGTTAGGTTTTATAGAAAAAGAAAAGATAAAAACAATTGATCCTATTTTTGAAGATTTTTTACAAACTATAATAAAATGTCCTTTTATTCCTTATCAAAAAAAATCAAGTCTTGTGTGTTCTTATTATGAATACGATAAGTTTTCAGGAATTAATTGGCATAATGATGGTGACTATACTTTAAATTATTCTTTTTATATTCACGATGAGTGGAATGAAAATTGGGGAGGCGAGACGTTAATAAATACAGGAAGAGGTCTTCCACTTTCTACAAGTCCAAATCCAAATTCTTTATTAGCAATAAAAAATGGAATAAGACATAAAGTTAATTGTGTAATAGGTCCTAAGAAAAGAAAAGTTATACAAGTAAGAGGAATGTTTTACGAATAATTAGGATCGTAATCAGCCCACGTTTCATCAGCAGTTGCTGTTCCTGCTACCGCCGCATCAGTATGAGCTTGTTGTGCAGCTGTAATTTGACCTTTTCTTGTTTCAGCCCAAGTTAGTAAATCAGCAACAGTAGTAGAGCCATACACAACATCAGACGTTGCATTTAAAGGTACATTTCCAGTCATATTACCTGTTGATGCATCTTTGTTTTGCACTTCATTTGGACCAATTAAATTATTCCAAATAACAAAGTGAACTGTATCTGGAGCTGTAGGCATTGAATTTCCTTTATCTGCCCATTCAATTATATAATTTTCATCTATTATTATCTTTTCTTTGTTTGCTATTACAATTTGAGTTGCCATTAATATCTCCTAATGTTTGATAATATAGTTAACCACCACAAAAGGTGAGAATGAATTTGTACCTGCCGCCGTGACAGATCCAGTTAAACTTGTTGTAATATTACCCGTTAACGTTCCAGATAAAGTATGTGAGTGAGTGTGTCCAGTTCCTGATCCCGCATTTTTAACAGAGCTACCACCACCAACTGCTTGAACTCCCTCGAGGCTATTCCATCCATCATTATTTGCATAACCAGTAAATCCTCTTTCATAAGAACTTGAGTTTAAACTAAAGTTATTACCAGGGTTTGGACTTGCCACTTCAGCAACACTGAAATCGTGTCTGTGAGAAGCTAATTGTGCAGTTGTCAAAGAAGTATTAGAAATAGAACCTGTTATAGTTACCGATTGATTTGTAGCGTTTGTAGCCGCTTGGTTATTAGTCACCGCAACAGTAACTGTATTTGCACCACCAGTGCCTGCTAAGTTATATGTATTACCATCATAACCTTGTGGCAATTTACCTTGTAATTGAGGAACGTTGAAAGTTGTAGAACCATCACCAGATCCGTACGTTGTAGAAACTACCGCAAATAAATCTGCATATGTTGTTCTTGATACGGCAGCACCATTACATAACAAATAACCATCTGGAGCTGCAGCAGCGGTCCAAGGTTTAATTGCACCTACTTCACTTCTGTTTACTATATCTTGTAAGTTAGCCATTAGTCGTTATATTTCAACCTCCATCCATTGTCACTGTTTACATAAACAAGCGCAATGCCCGCACCATCAGTGCTTATTGTTAAATCTGACGTAGCTCCCTGAATCTTTTCAGAGTTACGTGCCACTGTACAATTGTTTGTACCAAAAGTTCCCTCAGCGTCAATAATTTTTACTTGATTGCCAATTGAAGGAGAGGAAGGTAAAGTTATTTGAACTGCACCACCAGATGTATCAACAAAAAGATTGTCGCCATCGGAGGCTGTGTAGTCACCAGTTTTGATAACCCATGCTTCACCCAAACCAGCTAGTGAAAAAATATCATACCAGTTTGTGCCATCAGTAGCTACTAATCTATATTTACCATTAGTAACTGTGACAGTATTTCCTGTAGCACCTAGTCTTGCAGAAATATCAGCACCACCAGAAATGTTATTATAAATACCATAAGTTTTTTGAGTTGCTGGAAACTGTACGGTGTGAGTTGTAGAAACTGTTCCTGTAAAAATTAATTGATTTTGTCTTGCTTCGTTGTTTGCTTGAGTTTGAGGACCATCATTATTTGTTAATGTGGTCGAAGTTCCTGTTGTGATTGCTTTGGAATAAACACCCGCAATTGCGAATTCAAAAACTTGAGAGAAGTTATTATTGGTAATAGTACCCCAAGTGCCTGAATTTGCCCCTGTTGCTTGTAGCTCTATTCGTAAGCCTGTTGAATAAGTTGAACTCATTTAATCTCCTAATAAAGTTTTAAGTATAATTTTTAAGTTTGTCAAAACTTTTATGCGGCTTTATGGACTTCTGTCCAACTTATATCCGAGTTAGAATCATCGACAACAGACCAGAAAGTCCCTTGCAGAGTTCCAGTTGTACTTGTAGCAGAAACGCCAGTTAATGTAAAGCTTACATCTATGCGAATATTTAAAGTTCCAGTGCTAGATGTGACAGAAACACTAGGTGCTTCGTAGCTAGTTTCTTGCGTTTCATCTCCTAAAGAAAGTGTTGTTCCAATACCAGTAACAAAAACTGATGTTCCAACAGTGCCGACAGCAGATGTCATTGCATTACCAGAAGGGAATACAACAAATTCTGGATCTGCTTCTGGTGTGCCTAAAGAAACATCAAGTTGAGGTTCACTTGCTGCAACAACAGTTACTTGTGAATCACCTGTTATAGAAAAAGTTCCTATTGATGAGGTTGTTGCAACTCCAGTAACAGAGATATTTTGATCAGTGGAAACTGTTTCTGTTCCTAAAGAAGCTGATAAAGCTTGACCCGTCAGTGCTTGTGATATTCCAACAGCGCCCCATTGTTGATCGCCCCAACCAATAGAACTGCCAGTATTAATGTCTGTGTCACGGTTCCAACCAGTTGTTTTTGTAACTGAGCTTGACTCATCTCCTATAGAGGAAGTAAGAGCAATGCCAGTGACAGAAATATTTTGATCGGTTGCAACTGTCTCAGTGCCTAAAGAAGCAGTAAGAGCGACACCAGTCGGATTAACTTCAGCAATACCAGTTCCAACGGCTGTACCTAACGCAGAGGTTAAGCCAATACCAGTTACAGATATGATCTGATCAGTCGCAACTGTCTCAGTACCGAGAGATGACGTGAGGCCATTACCTGTAACAGAAACAGGTGCTTGTTCGTTCCAGGCACCACTGCTCCAAGTTTGTCGGCCCCATCCTTGGATAGAGGCCATAAATTATCTCCTATGCTATTCTTAAAATTGCAGCAGTTGCTTCAGCAGCAGGGAACGTAATAGTAAATGTTCCTGAAGTTGAAGATTTAACCGCACCAAAATCAAGCACACAAACAGATGCGTTTGTAGTTAAACCAGATACAGTTGAACTATTGTAAATAACAGCAGCTTGTGCTGAAATAGTTGCACTTGTAAATGATATAT